ATCCCAGCGGCAAAAATCGCCTGGATTTCCTCTGCTTCATACCCAGCCATCCGCAATTGAAGGCCATATTCAGAAATAATATCGAGCTGCTCCGGCGGAAAACCCATTTTAAGGAGGGAATTAGTCAGCGCTAGGGCGTCCTCGTTGGAAATTTTCAGGGCGTCGGCTATTTCATTTACTTCTTGGATCAATTCAACAAAATCGATCCCGGCATATGCTTTCGAGATTGCCGCCGCGCCCTTTACAATCCGCGCATTCGCTTCATCGCTAGCATCAGCATTTAACGCCCACTGGCGCCGGACTCCTTCTAGGGCGGCCTCCTGGTCGCCGATATAGGCGGTGACGGTATGCACCGCTTTCTTAACGGCTTCCACCGATTCCGGCGGAACCTCCATAGAGATTTCTATATGAGTATCCAGGGATGCCAGGTCGAGCGCCTGATCAATCGCACCCGCAGCAGTCAATCCGCCGGCCAACCCGGCCAAGGCATCCCCTAGTTCCATCGCGGACTCCTTGGCGCTTTCCGCTTCCTCCGATACCTTTTTCATGTCGCGCCGAACGTTTTCAAGGGCGCCTTTATCACTGATACTGGCTAGTTCCTGCCGAAGGTTAGCCAGGCGCTTTTCAGTAAATTGAATCTCACGCCGGAAAGCCCTATATTGACCTTCGCCGATTTTTCCGCTTTGAAATTGTTTCTCTACTTGGGACTGAGCGGCGCGCAGCCGGTTTAACCGTTCGGTCGTGTTCTCGATCTGCTTCGCCAAAATTTCCTGTTTTTGCGCCAGGGCTTCGGCATTGCCGGGATCAAATTTTAGCAACCGCTCAACATCTCGTAGCTCTTTTTGGAGTTCAACGCTCCGCTTATTGACATCAGCCAATGCTTTTTCTAGCGGCCTAGTCTCGCCGTCAAGTTCAATAGTAATTCCTTGAATCCGCCTAGGCATAAATTTCACCACCTTAAAAGGCGTCAAAATCCGCCTGAGTAGCCCGCCGCGCTGGGCGCTTTCGGTTTTTGGGATTATGGAAAGCTATATATTCCTCGATAAAGTCAATCGCCATTCCTATAGTCATCTCATCAAGCTCCCATATTTGGAGCCCTGCCTGCTTGCAAGTGAGAAGAAACATTTCCGTCGTCACCGGTTCCGACGCTGGACCGGGTGCGGCTTTTTTTTACTCGCCATCAGCGCGGAAAGCATTTCCAGACAAACAGAAAAAACGTCTTCCACTGGGAAGGCGTCAAATTGATCCAGCCACTCCTCCAAATTGGGAATATTCGGGTTTGCGCTTTTCGCCATCAACCACACCAGATCATAAAAAACCAGTGTATCCAATTTGCTATAGTCTTCTTCTTTAATCGCGGGCTCCATCTTATAAATATCTGCGAACAGATCTCGCCCGAATTGGGCCTTATAACGAATGGGAAGGGCGGCTGTCGCGCGCAGCCGCACCTCTTTCCCGTCGATGATGATGGTTTTCTCCATCCATTACGACCCCCATCCATTACGCACTCGGCTGCTCATACACCGTCGTATACCAGTTGTCGTACACGGCAGCCGGCGTCGTCTCAGTGGTCTTGGCTTTCACTGCGCCATCCGTGGGCCGCGGGCTGGCAATAAAGGTAAGCTCAGTTGGCTGCGGTTCCACACTGTCAGTCTTGGTGGAGCTGCTGACCGTCGGGCGGTTGGCCGTGCAGTTGTACAGGACGTGCCGGACCGCTTTCTCGTCGCCGTCAAACTCGAAGAGAAGCGCGAACGGCTTGCCCTTCGCCGTGACTTTCTCGATCAGTACCATGTCCATCGCGTCTTTCTCCTCGCCTAAGCAGTCGATCGCGAATTGTTCCGGGATGACGGCGATGGAAAGCGTCCCCTCATATCCCTGGTTGTTCGATGCGCTGTAATAAAGCACATCGTCGGCATAAAACTCAACCATCTCCCCACGGGGTTCCAGAGACAATTCAACCGCTCCGGGAATGGGGACCGGCGTGTCATAGGTGATAGTGCCCCCGTTAACCGTAAACGTCGCATAGTGGACGTTTTTCAAACCGAAAGTCACCCTGTTCGCCATTTAAACCACCCCTATCTCGTAGGTTTTTTGAAACAGTTGTTCAGACTCAATCCATGCCTCCGTGGTCTCGTAAGCCAATCCGTTGGCGTCCAGAACCGCCTCCAGATTGGCCTCGGCGTTCAGATCCTTTTTATCGGTGTACAGTTCGATCAACACGTTGTGGATCTTTTTGTGGACTCGATCATCTGCGAAATAGTTGGACGAGCTATCGACATGATAGGTGATGAACGGGGGAGGAGGGACGTTTTCCCCGCTGAAATGCGAATAGGCGACGGGGTAGCCGGTGGATTTCAGGAGTGCAGCCAGCTCTGCCAAGGTCATCCTCGGATCACCCTCTCTGCTTCCTCCAAATACTCCTGAATCGCTTCCTTTTCCGTCGGCCCAATGTGGGGGATACCGGCCACCCGTCCACCGCCCCGTTTAGCGTGGCCGTGTTCAAGCAGGTGGGTAAGTTGGTAGTTGGTTGCATTATGGACCACCCAAGCGGACCCGATTTTTGTCGCCCGCCACCCCTTGGCATAGTCACCGGTTTTCCGCGGGCTCCGTCGCTTTAGCTTTTTCACCGCGTTCCGGGCCACCTTTTCCTTGGCCTCTTCAAGCCCTTCGGTGACTTCCGCCGTGTAGGTTTGGAGTGCTTTGCTGATTTCTGCCGCTAGACCGTTAATCTTAACCATCGCCGGCCACCTTCTCACAGATGATTCGAGTCTTTTCGCCCCGTGTTTCCGTTCGGATGATCCGATATTTCACGCCGTTGTGCCGCAGTTTTCCTTCGTTGGCATACTCAAACGTGTACACCTCGAACATCTTGGACGGTCGGAGTCCGGCTGCCGCCGCGTTGTAATACTCGGCGTGGTTTACCGCCATTTCGTTGGCGTAAACTTTCCGCTCCGTTTCCTGTTCGATCTGGTTGCCGATCTCGTCCTCGACGATCTGAGTCGAGACAAGATGGATTACAGCGTTATGTCTCACTGGTCCCGCCTCCCGTGTAGTCTGTAGACAGGGCCAGGTGCATTTTCAGGAGATCATACGACCGTTGAAACCGATCCGCTTCCGGGTTGTCGTAGCCGAAATGAGCTTTGCAATAGACTGTGATGGCCCGCTTGATAAGCGGATCCGTTTCGTCTGGATCAGTCACCCCGGAAAGCCGCAAGTCGGCTTTTGCGCTGTCGATCAGATCCTGAATCTCGGTGTCAAAGTCAACGGACGTGACCCGGAGGGCCAGTTTTACGTCATCAATCAGCGCCATCCGGACCACCTACTTTTTGGACTTGTCTTTCTGCTTCTTAGCGGGTTTTTTATCGCTGCTATGGTACTCCACAAAACCCAGTTTGCTAAGTTCCTTCAAGCGATTTTCATCTTCGTGGCTGTATTCCTGACCGGCCTCATAACGCTTCCTGGTGTGCTTATCGATGAATTTCTTGATCACCCTACCCGTGAACACTGTCATCACTCCCAAAGAGTAAAGGGCCGAACCGATTGGCCCGGCCCTTTACTCAGGTGATTAAGCAGCAGAAATGTTCTCAATGTAGGCAAATGCTTTCGTAGTGAGCACATCCCCGTCAACCAGCGCATAACCCATATAGTCGGTATAGCGCTGTTTCACATGATCCTCCGTATAGATGGTCATGTTCTCGTTGACGTTCATGGCATAACCGCGACCAACGTTCCCAATCAGAATGTCACCATCGGGAACGCTGTCTTCTTCTTTAACCGGGACCCCAAAGATCCGTCCAACACCTCCAGTCGTCACATCTGGGATAAACAGCGGGCGGCCGGTGTCGTCTTTGAGCAAAGCCAATGTTCCCCAGATAACAGAGCTTTTCGCGTAAATTGCAGCGCCGGTCTTGTATGCGGATTTAATCAACCCCATCGCTTGAGCCAGCTTATCATAGGTCAGTGGATCGGCAGACGGATCATAGGTAACAACTTGCGGTGTTCCCGGTTCGGCTTGGATCGCCGTAACGATCCCCCGCGGCTGCGGTTTCCACTGGTCTGTCGGCCCAGGTTTACCCTGACCGCTGACAATCGCTTTTGCCAATGCGGCGCCCATTTTTTCAGCAAGTAGGGTTTGGATGTAGGAGATAAACGCATCAATAGACATCTTGCGGAGTTTCCAACTAACCGGAATAGCCTTCGCCAGCTCACAACCAGTGAGATTCAACTCAGCCAGTTGGAAATCGCCATCGGTAACAGCGGTTTGCTCATCATACCACTCCGCATCCGTACCGCTGTTCACTTCTTTAATGATGGTCAAATCGCCGGGAACAAAGGTCATACTCACGTCCCCAAGAATCGGGTACAGTTCGCCGGCCTCTCTCCAAATGCCGTCGCGAACCGTTTCCGGAATCACCACGGTGTGCTCATTCGTGGTTTGCACAGCGTTCTTGACATCCGCATTAAACTTGTCAAACACGATACGCTCTTCTTTGGTCAGCGGCTGCCCCATCATGTCCTTGGCCCAGGCCCGGAGATACACCTGTTTCTCATCCTTGGCCTCGACAGGATTTGTAGAGGCCACCGTGCCGTCTTGTTGTTTCGTCATGTCCACAATCACATCCACCACTTTCCTCTCTCTCAAAGCGTTCATATTGGCCTGCGCCTTGGCGTATGCCTCAAACTTTTCGTCCAGATCTTTAATCTCCTGTTCTTTGGCCTCAAACTCTTTCAACTTACCTTCTTTCAAAAGTGCTTCAGCTTGTTCCAAGAGCGCATTGCGCTTTTCCAAATACTCCTTTTTATTCATCGATTGTACCTCCTTTGAGTTTCAACAAATTGAGCCTTGCCTGGTATACGGCAAGACTCTTTTTCTTTGTGTCTTTCAGTTGTTGCGGCGCATTCCTGAACTTATCCAGCATCTCACCACTGCAAGCAACCACCTCCAAGGGCGGCCCCACTTCCACGTTAAAATATCGTGCGGCTTCATCGCCGGTCATCCATGTCTCTTTGGCCACCATCTCCTTAATCGTTTCAATGTCCACGCCGTCCGCCAAATGATCGGCATAGACATTGATGATTCCTTCCTCGACTTTATCCAGCATCTCTACCACATTCAGTAAATCATCCGCGTTCCCGACCGCAATGGTCCACGGTTTGTGGATCATCAGGTACGCATTGGACGGGATGATGATCCGATCGCCAGCCAGCGCAATGACGGAGGCGATGGAGGCCGCCACGCCATCTACATAGACGGTTTTAAAACCGTTGTGCCGTTTGAGCATGTTGTAAATAGCCATTCCGGCAAACACAGCCCCGCCGCCGCTGTTGATGTAGATGTTAAGGTCTTTCCCTTCTGCGTTTTTCAGAAAATCGCGGACGGCGCTGGGATATTGGTCTGTATCGTCCCATGCCCCCCACCAGCTGCTCACGATGTCTCCGTAGAAATAAAGGTCAGCGCTGGTTTCGGTTTGGTTTTTGATCTGCAGCAGGCTGCTCAGATTGTCCTTCACTTTGCCCCTCATCCATGCCATCACCTCCTTCATTGGGCACTGCCGCGGTATCTAAGCGACGGATCGGCTGGTCACCGCCTTCAATCGGACCCATGTTCAGGATCTTTCGCCATTCGTTCGGTGTCATGGCCCCGCGGTCAACCATCTGAACCAGTCCCAATTTGGTCCTCATGCTGGCATACTGCAGGTTAGACGCTTCAAAGATGATCCTGTTCCCGAAAGATCGTTCCTTCCGGCTGAACAACTTACGAGTAAACTCGTGACTCATCTGGATTGCTAATGGCTCGATCTCGGACTCGTAAAAAGACACCCATTCATCCTCGGTGAATTTAGACTGGACGATCTTTTCGTTGGTATTAAAAAAGCTATATACCCTCTGCAGCGTTCTGTCCATTTGCGCTGCATTCGGCACATAGCTTTCCGGCTTGACTTGCTCGACATCATATTTGGCGTCAGCCGCTGCCGCGCCTCCCGTTTCGCTGTTGATCGAAAGATAGTTTTTGACAAAATCATCGACGTGTTTCTTGATGTCCTCCGGCCTGAGCACCTGCTTAAACTTGAGCAGCCATTTGATAACGTTACTGTTCTGAATGGCCTTCACCACGCCCTGGTCCGTGGTGTTCACTATCTCCATCAGCGACGTGATCGCTTCCGCCGGGCTGTCTCCGAATACGTCATTTTGATGGAAGTCTTGCCTAAGATGGATAATGTCTCGATACGGGAACTGTGCCTGTTTTCCATTGCGTAGCGTGAACTTAAGGTGCAACTCTCCGGATGTGTCATAAATCGCTTCAACCGCCGTGCATGGAATCGGGTAAATCTGTGTTGGATAGCCAAACTCATCCCGGATGATCAAGGCAAACGCGTTGTTATTGAGTTTGAGTTGCGTGGCCAGCTTCTCCTGCAACATCTGGCCGCTCATGAACGGGTTTGGTTCTTCAAGGAGAAACCGCATGTATGGCTCCGGGTTGACTTGTACACCATTCGGCCCTTCCCGGATATGTTTTGCCACCAGTTTGCCGATGGCTTTGGCCGTGGGCCGGATACAGGACCGAACGATGTCCGACCGGTACAGATCCCCGTGCCACGAATAAAAGCCGTTCCCCCGTTCGGTGATCAATTCAATCCTCACGCTTTGCTGTTCCGGAATCCGATTCCGAAAGCGGAAAAGACGGCTCCAAAAACCCAATCGATCACCCCCTTTAAATCATGTTGAGATAGTCGTTCAGCTTTTGTTGCAGCACCACATAGGCGTTCAGCATGGCCGCCAATCCGTCGATGCGGCGTCGCGAATTGCTTTTGATTGGCTGGATGTTTCCGTTTTTGTCCTCGTCAATCGAGGTATTGGTCAGGCACCATTTGGTGATCGGGTTGTTGTTGTAGACGACTTTCTTGCTTTCTAAATCAGCGCCCAGCTTTTTCATCGGTGCCGATAATGTCTTCTTGCCCTGAATCACCGGGATCATGGCTTCTTTGCCGAAATACCCTTCCATCTCTTCAACCCAATACTTTGCGCTCCAACTGTCGTACCCGATCCACGGCAGGTAAATCCCTTTTTCGTTCATCACTTCCAGGAACCACTCGGTCACGTATTTGGGATGAACACTGTTCCCCGGGCAGGTTCTCAATAGTCCCTGTTCGTGCCAGATGTCATACGGGATTTTGTCCTCCTTGGTCCGCTTTTCAAGCAGCTCCTCCGGCAGCCAGTACATATGATCGAAATAAATTTTATCGTTTCCCGGGAGCATGAACAAAACACAGGCCGCGGTTAGGTCGGTGGTGCTTGAAAGGTCCACACCGCCAATGCCATATCGGGGTTGGAGCGTCGCGATGTCGAACGTCTCCGTGTTGTTGATCTGCTCGAACGTGAGCCACGCCTCGGATGTGGTCTCCCGGACGTTAAAATCCTTTGTCAGCAGGTTCTTCACCAACAAAGGATTTGCCTGTGCCTTCTTCACCTTCTGCCGCAACTGGTCAATGCTTTTGACTGTTCCCAGTCCGGGGTTGGCTTTCTTCCAGCAGCGCTCATCGGTCCATTCTTCCCGCTTGTCCAGCTCGTAGATGATCGGTAGCACCCGCTCATCTTTGTAGCCGTCTGGATCGTCGTATCCGTTGATGATCCGCTCGGCTTCTTCGTATTTGATGTCAAAGATTCCTTCCCGGACCGTCCCGGCAGTTGTCGTGATGATCGAAAGCGGCTGTTCCCTTGCGCTCATGCCGTCCACGATCACGTCGTACAGGTTTTTGTCCTCGATAGCGTGGAGCTCGTCAATGAGCGCACAGTGGACGTTGAGACCGTCCAGGGTGTTGCTGTCGCTGGACAGAGGCTTGAATGTGCCGTCGTTAAACTCGCTGATCAACTCATGGACAAGGGTTTTCACTCGCTTCCGCAGGACGGGGGATTTCTTCACCATGCGCTTGGACTCCGACCAGATGATTTTGGCCTGGTCTTTCTTTGTGGCCGCTGATACGACCTCCGGCCCCGCTTCTCCATCGGCCACAAGCATATATAAGGCAATCGCTGAACCAAGGGTCGACTTCCCGTTTTTCCTGGCAACGATGAGGATAAGTTCCCGGTACTTTCGCGTTCCATCGATCTTGTGAACGAAGCCGAACAGCGCGGCCACCAGCGCTTTCTGCCACAGTTCCAGTAAAAACGGCTTGCCGCCCATCTTGCCCTTGCTATGCTTACAAAAGTTCTCGATGAACTCGATAGCGTGGTTGGCCCGTTTCGGGTTGTATTCCCATTCGCTTTTCTCATCGTTTAGATCGGAGACCAGTTTTTTATACACCCTCCGCACTTTGTCGGAAACGATCTCCTCGCCGCTTTCGATCTTCTGCCAGTATTCGATGATCGGATTGTAATCAAGCGGATACTTAATCACGTTCGCTCACGAACGACTCGAAGCCGTCGTCATCTTCTTTTGGAATTTCTTTGGGAAGCAGGTCGGCAAGCTGTTTGATTACCGTCGTGTAACGTTGGATCATCGTGTTGTAGGTCTTTACTGCCGGGTGTTCACGCAGGATTGAATATGATCCCTGCGACATCTCGTCAATCGGGCCTTTTTCGTCAATCATGACTTTCAGTTCTTCCAGCGTGGCCTTCATAAAGGCTGCCTCATTGATTAGGCCATCGACAACCTGTTTCTTTCTCCCTTCCAAATCCTTGTAAATCCGTTTTAATCTCCGGATTTCTTTCTTGATCTTGTCATTTTTTGTCAATTCTTTTTTATTTGGCATTTATCTCACCCCGTCTATCACCTCTTTTTGCCACCACGGAAAGGGAG